GTGCTCCAAACGCTAATACTGCGGCGGTTTGGTTCATTGCCTCTGTTGAAAGCAAGTGTAGGGGAAGTTTGTCTTGATCAAATTTTAGTGCGGTGCCAAACTGTTTTTGGATAGCAGCCAGGGTTTCTGGAGGAATGGTAACATTATCAGCAGGAATGGGAGTAACTTTTAAATTGTTGTCGCCAATACCCACGTTACCAAATACAATTTGATGTTCGATTGTGTCTTCTATTTTAGGCATAATAAATGTTAATTAGTTGGTTAATCCTATATTATACACTAAACACCAATACTTTTCAACTTTGTTTTTCTTTGGGTCTTAATAACGCAGGTAAAACTGTTTTAGTTCGTATTTGCTTTAATAACTCAGGATTAATATCCAGTCTACTTGGCTTTATACCTTTTTCATTATAATACTTATAATAAACTGGTAAAAGTGTTTCTATTATCAATACTTCTAATTCTCGTGTATAAGTTACTTGTGACATAGGTATCCTTGTTTCGTCAATTATAACTGATAAGCAAACATTTTTCAATACAATGTTTTTTGTGGTTTGGCGCCAGGTTGCAGTTTTGCTTTGTAAAATTTTGTCTTGTATTTTTGAGCTTATTGGATTATAATTAAAACTCGTGACAAATTTTTAAGAAAAATATGGATATTAATTGGCTATTGCAACGACTTAAGCATGGAGAAACCTACCATGCACAAAATACGGAAGGAGAAACGTATCAAGTGAATAGACCTCCTACTTCTATAAGTATTAAAGCTGCTGACGTAATTCAGCAACTTTCCACTCAACTACAACAAAATGCTGAAACAACTCAAAACTTAATGCGTCAATTGCATGACGCAAACACACAGCTAGAATTCTTTTATAAGAAACGCGATGAAACGCAAACCACACAGCAAAACTAATATCAGCAATTTGTTGCAAATTTGGAGATGTAATGATTACATACAAAATAGCAACAGTTTTAGCGGCACTACTAATATCAATGAATGTTGGTACGGCCACTAAACCTAAAACACAGATAATAAAAGCTAAAGCTCAAGATATTGAATGTTTAGCAAAAAATATCTATCATGAGGCTCGCGGAGAGCCATTTCACGGACAAGTAGCCGTTGCATTAGTTACAGTTAATCGAGTAGCTAGCGGACTATTTCAAAATACCGTATGCAAAGTAGTTTACGCAAACAGACAGTTTTCGTGGACACTTGACAAGAATAAAAAGATTAGAGACTCAAAAGCATGGGCTTCTGCGGTAGAAGTAGCGACAGCAGTATTAAGTAGGCAAGTTTATCATCCCGACTTTACTGCGGTATACTTCCATACCAAGCAAGTGCGACCAAAGTGGGCAAAAACTAAAATAGTTACCGCTAGAATAGGTAACCACATATTCTACGCTTAAGCAAGGCACAGTGAGCTCCTAAAAACAGGCTTGCTGTGCCTTTTCTTTTGTGATATAATATCCTATAAATCAGGAAAACACTATGAAAATCAGACTACTTTCAGACTTACACACAGAATTCCGACTACCATACAAAACTTCTACTTTTGCAGAGTATCGTGGTGAAGACGTGCTCGTACTTGCTGGCGACATTGCGTCTGGAAGCACCAACACAATGAGCGTTATCAAGTTTTTTAAAGATCAAGGTTTTCCACACATTGTGTATGTTGCAGGCAACCACGAGTACTATGGTGGTGACTTTGTTCAGTTTAATGAAAAAATGGCTGAAAAATGTGCAATGCTTGATGGTGTTCACTTCTTGAACCCAGGTAGTGTGGTTATCGATGATGTGCTATTTACAGGCGGTACGCTGTGGACTAACTTTGCAGATAACTTCTTTAGTCAAGCGGCTGCTAAGCGTGGCATTAATGACTTCCGTGTAATCAAAAGCTTTGATACTAATGAGTGTGCTAAAACTTACTACAAGCACATTGACTTTATCAAACAATCTTATGAGCAGCGCGATAATAAGAAAGTTGTTGTTGTTACTCACTTTTTGCCAGCACGTGAGTGCATTGCACCTCGTTTTCGTGGTGCAAACCTACTCAACGACTACTTTGCCAACGATCTTGGTGGCTATATTGGTGAAATGACTGATACCACTTGGTTATTCGGCCATACACATGATTCAACTGATGTTATGCTTGGTGACACCCGTGTAGTTGCAAACCCACACGGCTACTATAATTCTGGTGAAACTGAAACCAACGGTTTTGACCCTTTTAAAACGATTGAAGTATGAACGCAAAAGATAAAATTACAGCAAAAATAATTGCTGATAGTATTAACAAACATGGTAATCGTATGACTACTATGGAGATTGAGTATCCTCGCTTTATTTTAGCAGAACTCAATACTCATCGTATGTTGAGTAAAAACAGTGCTAGTAGCCGTGCTATTCCTGTTAAGGCTATGCACGAACATATTAAGCAAAGCCCTGCAGAACCTGTGTTTTGGGGTAAAAATCAACCAGGTATGCAAGCCAAAGAAGAACTGTCAGGCACAGATTATACAGACGCTAAGTTCATCTGGGATCGTGCTAGGCAAGATGCTTTGCACTGGGCTTGGGCATTAGCAGATCGTGTTGGATTGCATAAACAGATTGCTAATCGTATCACAGAACCTTGGATGACTATGAAAACGGTTATCTCTGGCACTGAGTGGAAAAACTTCTTTTGGTTGCGTGCTCATGCTGATGCACAGCCTGAAATTCATGAATTGGCAATCAAGATGTGGGATGCTTATAATAAGTCTACTCCTATACTACTACATCCTGGAGAATGGCATGTACCTTATGTTAATAGCGTTCGTAATCGTGATACTGCTCAACTTAGCTATAGTGATGCTCTTGGACAAGAACTATCAGCTGACCAAGCTAAAATTATTAGCGCTTCATGTTGTGCTCAAGTGTCGTATCGCAAGAATGATGATAGCTTCGAAAAAGCAGAAAAAATCTTCCGACAATTAATTGAATCACAACCTTGTCATGCAAGTCCAGTAGAACATCAAGCTACACCAATGGTATCTTATAACAGTTTTGTCGATTTAGGTACTACTCACGTAGATAGGGCTAATCTTGCTTGGTCGGGCAATCTAAAGGGCTGGGTACAACATCGTAAATTGATTGCAGGAGAAGCGCAATGGTAAACGACCCTGAAAGCCGTTGGACAGCAATCTTAGAAGAAGATGGGGATGACCTTATTCTACCACTGCCACAAGAATTGCTAGACGAACTAGACTGGAATATCGGTGACACCTTAACTTGGACAGAACATTCAGAAGGTTCTTGGTCTATTAGAAAGGAAGTATGAACGTAGTTCTTTATACAACTGATCTAGAGCCAATTACTATTTTAGATCTTCCTGTTTGGTTATTGGAGCAATTAGAACGCCAAGGTGCTGTTCGTATTGCAGTCTTAAAACCACCCCGTTGGTCTTCAGACAACGAATCCACAACTTTTGATATGCCTGAAACAGTAACTGTTTACTGTGAAAAGTTACGTTGGAGAGATAACACTACTAAAATTATCTTAGTTACTCCTGACGAAGAACTGGCACTAACACTAAAGCCAGAATGGTTGCCAGGTCAGCGTGCTGCTGTTCAAAGCTACAAAGCATATATTCGTCATCTTACTGAACAGCTTGTTAAAGCAATGCGAAAAGATTGACTTGATTATTGAGCCATTGTGTTCTATAATATTATTATTGAACAGGAGAACACTATGTATAATTGCGTCAGTTGTGGTAAGGAAGTTGCTAAAGCACGGTGGTCATTAGGCTTTCATTTTTGTATGGAGTGTGGTGAGTTGCGTGCTCGTGCTTACAAGCACTGCATTGTTCCACTTGCTAAGTCCAACTATCAGCCTATCACCGATCTTAACACTCTTAAACAATTGAACAAATATGCTAGAGCTTAAAATTACTTGTGATACCATTGACGAAGTTAACATCTATGCCAACGCTGTTAGCCTACACAATTTGTTAGGTGATTTGCGTAACGCACTTCGTAATGCACAAAAACATGGCACGGACGCTGATGTTGTCAGAGTTGTGCAAAACTTTTTTCCAGAACTTACTGCTGCAGTAGATCACTGCCAAGGACCTTACTAATGAAACGTGAACAATTTAACCTAGACCGCGAATTTATCAAATGGTTCTACGAAGAACAGTATCCTGAAATGGGTAGCAATCGTTGTCAAGTTCAGGCAATGGGTGACTTTCCTATTGGCAACCTTGATGTTCGTGACTACTGGATGCGTCAAGCCTTTAAGCAAGGTGCTCATGCCATGTGGGATGAAGTCAACTTGGCTTTAGCCACCTATGCTTGCACAGTTGAAGGCTGTGAGCCTGAAATGCTTGAGCCATGTGAAGTTTATGATCGTGCTCGTGAAAGTTTGCACCACTACGTAACTGAGCAACTGGAGTTGTTCCCATGACCGACCAAGAAGTATTAGATAAATTTGATGCAATGGAAGAAGAGTTGTGGAAGCTTGCTGAGCGTATTGCTGAACTAGAAAAAGAAAAGTCTGCTAACATTAGTGAATTTAGAAAATTAATGGAACAAGGAAACTAAAATGAAAGTTGTAATCGGCCCTTACAAGTCATGGATTGGGCCATATCAAATTGCCGATGCAATCTTCTTTTGGCAAGAAAAGTATTCAGATACGTGCAAGTGGGCTGATCGTGCTCACAGGTTTGGTACTTGGCTTAGCGAAAAGTCAGATGGCAGCGACAGCACTCTCCTGAAAATTTGTCAATGGATTGAGTCTAAGCGCAGCCGTCAAATGTATGTTCGCGTTGACAAGTATGACACCTGGAGCATGGATCATACCCTTGCACTTATCACCTTGCCTATGCTCAAACAACTGCACGCTACCAAGCACGGTGCTCCAGCTGTAGATGATGCCGATGTTCCTGAACCCCTACGCAGCACAGCACCAGGTGCCAGAGACCGTTGCGAAGAAGACTGGGACACTGACGAACACTTCTTCACTCGCTGGGACTATGTTTTAGGCGAAATGATCTGGGCTTTTGAACAAAAAACAAGCGATACAGCTGAGGATCAGTTCTACGATCACGGCGAAAAGATTCCTGGCGAGAGTTTGATGGACGGCATCAATCGTCTAAAGGTTGATCGTGAAGGCTTAGACGCACACAACAAACGTAAAGCTAACGGATTCCGTTTATTTGGTAAATACTACGAGGCACTATGGGACTAATCTCTAACTTCTTTAAAACCGTTCGTGAGGCACTCTCACGTCCTCCTTATGCAAGCCCTTGCAAAGGCAACTGCGTTCAAGGCCGAGAGTGTACTTGTGCACCAGACTATGAAACATACATCAACCATCAGCGTGATGATGAATTCAACAACGCCAATTGGCCATTTCCTGTGGGTAAAAAGCCATGAAAGAATACCTTACTCGCCAAGACGCAGAAGCTATCTTAAGTGTAATGAATCAATTACCAGACCATGATGCCTTTGTGCTAGAAATTGATAACTTATCAGGGATTGGCACAAATATTAGTCTAACCACTGATATTATTCACAGTGGCCTAGCAGGTAAATTTACAGTTGAAATTAACAGCATTGACCGTTGGTAAATGTTGTTTTTATGCAACATTCTTTAAGCCCTCAGTGTTTATGCACTTGAGGGCTTTGTTGTTTTTGTGTTATAATACTTTATTAAACGGAGAAGTTATGCAAAAAATTGTAATCAACACAGATTTTGGTGGGTTTGGACTATCAGACAAAGCCGAAGCAATGTATAAAGCTGCCAAAGGTATTGCTGACGATGACTTTTATTACTGGTTAATTCCACGGGATGACGCCACACTAATACAAATTGTAGAACAACTGGGGCCTGAAGCTGAAGGTCGTTATGCCAACCTTAAGGTTTTGGAAATTCCTGATGGTGTAGAGTGGCATGTTTGTGAATATAATGGCATGGAACACGTTGCTGAAGAGCACAGGACTTGGAGATAAGTATGAGTAAATGGACTTTTGGACTTTGCCTAGTATTGCTAACCATTAGCCCTACACTAAGTGTTCGTGGCCTATTAACCTACAAACCGCCACAAGAACTATGCCTACTTAATATTGTTATGGTAAAAGGTACAGATATGTACGTGCAAAAGGGTTTATGGCCCACGCACTGTGTGAATATTTCCAAGGATTAATATGAACAACTACCAATTTCGCACAAACTGGCGTGGTAAACTTGTTTTGCAACGACTGCTTTATACCCGAGACAGCTGGGGTGATAAGTATTACTACTGGCAGGACGCCACTACCCAAGACTTAAAAGATTATTATGAAACACTATACAAACACACTAAACCCAGTTGATTTCCCTAGTGCAGAATACGAAGCTGTAGCACTTGAACAAGCACAACCTTTTTGGGACGAACGCAATCGTGTGTTGCGTGCCCGTAGTGAAGCACTTGTGGTTGCACTAGTTGGCCGTGACCTGGCACCACAGTGGTGGACCAGCGCAAATCTTGCATTTGAGGGTCAGACTCCATGTGAGCAATTTGACCGCAATGCAGAACGAGTGTACAGCTATCTTATGCGATCCGCAGAAGGAGCTTGGTAATGAAAGATAAAACTATTTGGATTTTAATTGGAGCAATTGCGCTAATCTTTGTGGCCAACCACTGGCTGTACAAATCAGAAGTTGCTTGTGAAGAATCGGGCGGCGTGTATGTACGTGCTGTGTGGGGCTATAAGTGTTTGGAGTTAAAATGAGTAATCTATGGTTTAATATTAGATTTGGCACAAGACATTTTCAGTGGTCGCGGGACTGGGAAATCAGTTTTAGAGTAAACCCTTATTGGTTGGACAATAAACCCACCAAGTGGTTTGAAGTATATTGTATTTTTGGAAAGCAACTGGGACTATGAATAGTAAAATTAAACAAATTGTACGAGACTCACACCTAGATGTGTATGGACTAGGCAAGGACTACCAAAAATGGGACGAGACTGTTACCAATTTCTCCAATCAACTAATTGGTGAAGTAGTCCTAGCAATCCTAGCTACAGATACACGTCAAATTGTGTACACCACATATGACCGTGATCAGGTAGCTGGAATTATTTCAAAAGTTGTGGACAGTGTTCGCGACCATTTTAAGGAACAAAATGCGTAACTTATTTAAGAAGCCAGAGGCTACTGAGCCTGTAAAGACCGTGGTAACACCACTGCCACCATCTCCAGAACAGCCTGCTTATCAAGTTGGTGTAACTGAGTCGGGAAAAATTACACTCAGGATTGGCGGTGCGTATGGCTATGGCATGCTTACCATGAATGATACCGGCGTGCTTAAACTAATCGACTTGCTAGAAGCTGCCATGACATATGAGGTTCCTGCAACTGAGGGTCATGATGGCAGAGGTCCAGGATGACACAGCTAGAATTAGACTTTGATGAACCACCAACCAGTACATTTAAGTGGAATACTGAAAACTATGACTACTCCAAGTTCTATCTTAACCCAACAGCTAATCTAAGCATTGGTACTATCAAACCCAACTACAATATGTGCTTTCACAAAGACAACAAAGAAGTTGGCAAGCTAGACTGGAATGGATCAGAAATGGTGTTTAGTGGCGACTTAGCTCCTAGCGCCAGAGTTTTCTTTGACTACCTAACAGGCTGCTTTCAACAACGACTACAACAAGAATACGATAACGGATACCAAGATGGACAAATTAAAACTAGCCTATGATTACGTGCAAGCCTGCCAAGTGCAGGGCTGCTATGAAGATCAAATTAACCGCGCATTTGCACTGCTGAACCCAGACAATCAAATCTTTGGGTTATGTGACCCACTACGCAAGCATTATGAAGAAGTCGTTCAAGAAATCCTAGGCGAAGAAATCACAGACTGGATTCAGTACTGGCAGTATGAGTGTGATTATGGTAAGGAGTCACGTGACGTTACCATCAATGGTGTAGAATACAACACACAGGATATCACACTATACAAGTATTTGGAGGTAACTTGTGGACTCACTAAGCAAGATCCTACTTAAACAAGCAGGCTTTGATGTTGACGAAAACAACACTGTGCTAGTAGATGAGAATCCTTGCACACTTCAAGCAGAATTACTAATACAACTTACCCTAGCATGGTGCCTAGAAAAGAACAGACGCTACCTTTTCAGTCACCAATCATCTCAACAAATTCTCAAGGACTTTGAAATTGAACCCGACCCCCAACTGGACAAGCCCAGCAAACTATAACATCACGTACGCAGACCCACTGCCCATAGCACAACCCACACTAGAATTCGCACCAGCACCACCCCCCACACAATTTGTTACACAGAGTTCACAACTGGTCAAACAATGGCTGTTAGACAAACTTCAAGAGGAGAGTGCAGAAGTCATTCAAGCAGTCAGCAAGGTCAGACGATTTGGTGAAAGTAACCATCATCCTGACCGCTCCACCACTAATCACACCGAACTCGTAGATGAACTCACAGATTTCCTTGCAGTTGTCGCGGCCCTAGAGCACCTGCAGTACTTTGATCTGCAAAAAGAGCAATCGACTATTCTAAAGAAAACACGTGGCTTGATCTCCTAGTAAAAAATACTCTTGTGTTCCATTTGCTTGATGTGATATAATTTAGTATAAATTGATAAAGTTCAAGACTAGACACTTTGAGTGGTTGTCCAAAACAGCTCAATTACAGTGTTCTGGGAGGAGCTCGCGACTTACGGGGATCCAGCAAAACACTGTAGATTGGGCAAGTTTAGGGTCAAACGCAGTCAAGGTAGGCTGGTCTTCAAGCCATTGAGAAACTACGACTTAAAAATATGCTAATACTTCGAAAACAATCTATAACTGAATTACCACACGGTGACATTGAAAGCATGACTGAAACTGAACTGGAAGCATGGTGTACAAAAAACCTTGTAACCCGTGGCGGAACGTGGCTTTTGCCCCAACTTGTTGCCGCTTTCGGGTCTTGGACTCTAGCAAAAAATAGCAAAGGTCAGATAGATGTTTTAGCCACCCTAAAGCTGAACTGCGAACACAATGTGGAAAATACAGCATACTGGAAGCTGACCAGAATTCCCAGAACTTGTTTAATGCCAAAACAAATTGCACAAGCTGAATATGCTGTGTTAACTCCACTTATCTTAGCGGGGTTTAAGCGTATGCAGGGTGTGCCATATAATAGTTGGCAGGGTTTAGACAGGTTGGAGTATGTCATGGAGCCTCGTCTCTTAGAAGCGGTCAATGTAGTTTGCCCTAGTTTAGGGTCAGAAAGATTATTACAAATTAGAAATCAAGGGCTAATGACCCGTAGTGGTAAAAGTGCAGGCCAATTAAAATCTGCAGAAACTACTTGGAGCCTGAATGGAATATCAGACACTGAGCTGGGTCACTTGCCCAAGCTAACACAATCCATACTAGCACAAATCTGGCTAGCCCATCCAAGTCACAGGACCGGGCTTATGATCTTAAACCCAAATAATTGGGATGACTTACCAGAGCCACTTATAGTGAACAACGTATTCAAAACACCAGAGCCCCAAGAGATAGCTCCACTTAAGCAAACTACAAACGAAACAGCAAAAACATTACTACCGTGGATGTAAGATGAAATACACAAAAGAAATCACTGACCGTATTATAGCCGAGTACAAGGCTAAGGTGCCAGTTAAGGACATTGCTATCAACATTGATGTACCTGAAAGATCAGTTATAGCAAAATTAAGCTCACTTGGAGTTTATGAGAAAAAAACTTATACAAACAAGCGAGGTGAGCTACCAGTGAAAAAATCCGAGCATATTGAGCGCATTGCAGAATTGCTGGAAGTTAATTCAGAGGTCCTAGAGAGCCTAGAAAAGGTCAACAAAGGGGTACTCAAGTTAATTGAACTTAAACTCACTGAAGTTGACCCTAAATTGGATTAATTGAGTTAATTTGAGAAATTGCCCACAATCGTGAGATTTGTGGGCTTTTTTGCGCGCGCACCAATCACCGCAGTTTAGGGTCAGAATCGTGAATATACACTTGACAAAATAGATCACACACTGGTAAAATGGCGCAGTCAGGTGTGAAATTTTTAATGTGGCTTATTTTGAACAAAACAAAAGCCCCAAGAGCGAGTCATTGGGGCTTTTGAACTTTTGCCGGCAGTTTTTATCCAACTCAGACTTATGCTACCACAGCTGCTGACCCTAAACTTTTGCAATCGTACCAGTAGTGGTTAGCTCTGAGTATTGTGTTCAAGGGGAAATGCACGTTTCAGTCCTGTACAGGATATCCGTGACTAACAGTACTGGTTCGGCTCTTCAGCCCTGGATGCACTCAAGCTGCACTCCCTCGTCTTGGCACCTGCATGAAGCCTGCGCCGCTTTTAACGACTTAGGGTCGACGTCTGTTTTAGAGTGTTTCACGACAGTTAGCATCACTGGTTTCGCTAGTAAGACTCCATGCTTACATTTCCGAGTTCACACCACGGATCTTTGGGTTAGATGATAGCTGTATTTTATGCTCTTCTTTGAGTTGGGTTCCAGTTTATTATGTCGGCTCATAGCGGAGCCCAGCCTGGGTATAGGCACGGCAGCCTTGCACTACTCATTACGCGTCAGCCGTAGCTCAGCGGTTTTCGTCCAGACCCTCAGGTGTTGCAGTTGGAAGTTAATCGAACAACTGCACTGCGCTCCCGAGGGTTTCGCACAACTTTCATGTGCTCGTCAGTGGAATAGGGTGGCTGTGTGTAGAGATTTCGCACACAATTAAGATGTTATACAGACATATAGGCTGCACTCATATCACCAATTTATATAATAATTATACACTAAAAGCGTACGACAATCAAGTAAATAAAAACAGTCGTTGCAACTAGACTACCTTACGTTTGTGACTAATAATTTTTGTCAAAGGTTGAGTAAGTGTTCTTGTGCAGACGGGCAGTTGAAGATTTCAACTATTCATTAAGCCCTTCCCGACTGTTTATATAACTATTATACTGTAAAAAGGGTCATCAATCAAGTTAAAATTTTCTGACCCTCAATTGCATCAACCACGCAGGTGTTGCAAGAGTGTTTCCAACACTTCGTGGTTGGCTTTTTCCAAGCTGTCAAAGACTTCAGGAGCCACACCCACGTGCATGGAGATTGCGTCCACAAGGTCAGCTTTTTTGGTACGTGCCACAGTGGCCTTGGTTTTGGCTTGGTACACGCCTTCACGAGAAAGTTTTGCCACTACACTGCGAGTGGTTTTGCCCAGCTGGGTAGCCAAGGTTTCCACAGTTGCACCAGCTTTGTAGCCAGAGACGAGAGCTGCGGTTTGTTCGGGGGTGTAGTTTGATTTGGTAGCTTCAGTCATCATATGTCCTTTGTTTGGTTTCTGCGCTGTTTAAAGAATAATTATATCACTAGAAGGGCACATCGTCAAATTCAAAAAAGTTGTCGTGTGCGTTGGTATCACTGGGTTTTTTTCGATAGCTCTGTGTCCATGTATTCCTTGAACCAGGCTTCCTGATCGAACTTGAAAAATTCGGTGTCTGACATTACTCATTCCCTCCTGTTGATATAATAATTATACAAAATTCAAAAAAACTTTTCAAATTTTAATTTTTGCACTTGCTTTTGCACTGGCGCAGAGTGCATATAAGATTTTGCACTTGACAGTCCACTGGCGCGGCAGGCACCCTCAAGAATTTGCACTTGCTTTTCCACTGGCGCAGAGCGCACCTATGTAGGTCAAAAGTACTCAATTTCACAATGTGAAATTTACCCTAAATACGAATCATTCGCATTTGGCTGTGGGCACGGAAATTGCTAATAGCAAGAATCGTGCCAGGTGCTGTGGCGCAAGAATCGTGCCAGGTTGCAAGAAAACAACATAGGGGAAAACACCTACAAAAAAGTTCTTGACACGCCCGCCAAAATTATGGTATAATTTTGGCGCAGCAAAATGTAATACTTTTGTTTGCAAAATTTATTGAAAACAAAAGTATTACATTTTGGACGCAAAAAAGCCCCTACAAACTGTAGGGGCTTTGTAAGCCTTTTGGCTTAGATTGGCTTGGAATTTGCCAATGCTTCAAAAATTGCTTTTAGTGCATTTTTGTTTGCTTTTGTCAACGATTCTACATCGTTTTCATTAAGTTTCAAAATTGCGCCGATTGCGTCAGCGTGTGCATCTTTTTTGATTACTGGCTCGCCAGTTTTGGAAACATAAGTTTTAGCTTTGTAAACTTTTTCGCGTGACAATTTTGCGACAACTGAACGAACAGTTTTGCCCAAAGTTTCAGCGATTGTTTCAACTGTCACGCCTGCGACATAATCGGCCACCATTTTGGTGGTTTGCTCGGGAGTGTAGTTTACAGTTTTTGCAGTCATTTTAAAATTCCTTTAGGTTTCAGTGTTTAAGCCTCTATTATAGCAGAAAATCAAGAACTGTCAATAACCTATTTTTTGTGGGGTTATTCCATCTTCTATTTTTTCCCTGCCAAGCCTAAATTATAACACAAAATTGTGTTGTATTTTAAACACACACAAAAAATATGTTATTAAAAAACGCTTGACACACGCGCAATTATACTAGTATAATTGGCGCCCCAAAAGTAATACTTTTGTTTGCAAAATGAAACTGCAAACAAAAATATTACATTTCGTTTTAGCCAAAATAAAAGCCCCGAAGGGCTTATTATTATTTTTTAGGCTTTATTTTATAATATACAATAATTGAAATAAATATTATATTAGCCGTATAATTAAATATCAACGGCCAATGCCATTTTGGGATAATATAAATAATTGTGAATAATTCACCCACGCCCCACATAATTAAAAATCCCCATGTTAATCCATTTGAATTTTTAGTTTTATAAGATTCTATTGCCTGCGGTAATCCACAAAATGCCAATAATATTGAACCAATCCAGCCAATATATTCCATGATAATCCTTTCAATAACCCCGAAGGGTTATTATATTATTTTGCAACAAAATTATTTTTAGTTTGAAAATCACGCCAATTATAAGGCTTGATATTATCGCGCCAATTACGCTTTTTAATAACCGCTTGCAATATAGGCAATTCAAAATCTCGCGCATCTTCTAATGCGGTATGCGGCTCTTTTACAAATTCACCATTAATAAACCCACAAACAATTTCCGCATTAGTTTGAAAAGTCATATTACCTTGTGCGGTAACTTTATTAAATGCGTGATTATCAAGGGCAAATTGTCGATAATCTTTTTTATTGCAAATATTACCGATTGCAGAGTGCCAAAGGCAAAAACTATCAGTAAAACCCGAAAGATCAATTCCAGTATTTTCGCATTTTGATTTATCAAAAGCCAGATTATAAGCCGTCAAAATAGGATTATATTTGCCAATGGCTTGATTAATCCATTTATTAATGGCATTAACAGAAGCCAACATTCTAGTGCCATTATCAAGCATATTAATATAATTTGCTTTGCGTTTTTCTAAACCCGAATAACCCCAAATATCATTTGCGGCTTTATCGTGGAATAACTCAAAATTACCATAATGGCCATTAACTAAAACCGCGCATTGATTATAAATTTTACCATTGCGATCAACGATAATAATGGCAAAATCAGCCACAGTATCTGAAATTGTGGTTTCAGTATCGAGAATTGCGAAGAATTGTTTTTTAGCCATTATGTGCTTTTCAGTGATTGAAGATTATATTATATCAGGTTTTCGGGATTGTGCAACAATTATTTAAAAAAGTTGTTGTAAATTCCCAACAAATTAGCAACAAAAAATGTTGCGTTCAAAACGCCCAAACTTTTATCACGTTTGACAAAAGCCACAATCAGCCAAGCCAAAGAACCAAAAGTAAACAAAACGTAACCGATTTGAAAACTTGCGTTTGCAACTGCAAACGCACCCAAAATACTTGCTACAGTACCGAACCAAGAAACAAAAGTAATCATTTTCTAGAAATCTCCATTGTGTGATAAAAATCTGGTTTAAGCCCATATTCTAACATGATTTTTTGCCAATTTTCGCCATGCCCACAAATTTTTTCTGATTCTCCGAATAGGTCAAAATCGGCTTGGTGTATAATTTCATGAGGCAAAATAACTGTAAACATTTGTTTGCGGTATTCTGCCGAATGTAAGAAAAATTTATAACCAATTTGCACAATTCTGTCTTCTTGGTGACACATTCCCGCAGTGCGATACAATCTTGCACACAAACGTATTACAGGCGGATTAAATTTGCATAATTTTGGGTACATTTCGCAAAGCGAATCCCAAATTGTCGCAGTTTCTGCAACCAATAAATTTTGAAGTGTTTTTCTGTCCATGCTGAAATTATACCCGAAAAATTCCAAAAACAGTGTTGTTTTTTAAACACACACAAAAAATAAGTTATTAAAAAAAGCTTGACACGCGCCAAAATTATATGTTATAATTTTGGCGCAAACTTGCAAACAAAAGTATTCATTTTTGTTTGCAAACCAAAGTGTTACATTGTTTCATGTGAAACAATAGGGGCAAAGCCCCTATTTTTAGTGTCCTTGTTTTGAGGGAATATAAACGCCCCGAATATTAAAACGATCACAAACCGCTTTTAAATAAGTGGCATTATCTTCATAAAATGTAAATTCTGCATATTTGAATGTAAGCAAATTAAAAAACTTAGCCAAGCCATTAATTTTTAATTTACCGCCTGAGATATTATCGCCATCTTTTCGTGAGATAATATAATCGGGTTCACCTAAAATCTCATTAATAAATGTAATATCAGGGGTATGCAAAACACGGGCAGTAGCAATAATGACATAACAATTTTCATCTGACAAATCAGCTTTATATTGTTCAGCCAATGGCAAAAGAGAATCGTCAAGTGCGCGATATTCATTTTCTCTCCAATATCCCAAATCTATTTTTTCGCCATTTTCATCTATAATAGTGCGGTATCTGTGCAAACTGCAAACGATAGTACCATCCATATCATAAATTGAAACCCGATTAATTTTAGCCATTTTTGAATCCTTGTTTAGTGTATGAATGAATTATACACGAAAAAACGCCCATACAACAATTATTTTTCATTTGTGCAAAAATACAACATAGGGAAAACTCCTAGCAAAAAATCCTTGACACGGCCCAATTATATGTGATATAATTGGCGCCTCAAAATGTAATACATTTGTTTTCAATTTTTTATGAAAACAAAAGTATTACATTCCAATTTGCGAATAAAACCAGTCGTCAAATTCTTCATCAGTCCAAACCCATGCAGGGCATGAATTCATGATAGCGTCATAATATGCACCCGACATATTGTAAATAGCATAGACCTTATTTTCTCTCATTTTGTCATCCAATTCAAAAGTGCAATTTTAGCATAAACAAATACAGCAAAGGCAATAGCCCAAAAAATAAATTCTAGCATTTTTTATTCCTCAGAAAAGAATTGTTCTAGTGCGCCCATGTATTCAGCCATGTTAGCAAATTGTAAACCATGACGATCACAGAATCTGTGAAAGCGTGAAATTTGTTGTTCAGTGTATTTGTTCATGAGTGTATTATATCACAAATAAATGTAGGGGCATAAAGCCCCTACAATCTATCAGGCTTTTTCAGCCTTGATAAAGTCTACAATCTTAGCGAGTGCAGTCTTGTTAGCCTTAGTCAACGAATCAGCATCAGCCTCAGACAAGCCCAAAGCCTCAGCAATAAAATCAGCGTGAGCATCTTTTTTCACAACAGCTTCACCAGTCTTAGTGGTGTAAGTCTTAGCCACATAAACTTTCTCGCGGGAAAGTTTAGCAACAACAGAGCGAACAGATTTTCCCAAAGCCTCAGCAATGGATTCAACAGTAGTGCCAGCTTGATAGTCAGCAACCATGCGGGCAGTTTGTTCAGCGGTATAGTTTACAGTTTTAGCAGTCATTTCATTTTCTCCAAGTTAATCAGGGTTTCATCACAAAAACAAAGTATAACACAAAAGGCAGGGCAATGCAAGCCGCAAAACCAAGTGCATCAAAAAATTCTTTTACAGTCATAGTGTCTTTCGTTGTCATGTGTTTAGTATAACACAGTTTAGCAGAAAAATTCAAGTGTGCAAAAATACAACATAGGGACAAACCCCTATAGACAGGGGCGGTTATTAGACCCACAATATAGACATTGCCGTGGGACCCACCCACATGCGGCCTATATGGGAATTTTTGGAAACACCTTACGGTGCGTATGGAATCCACGCCCAGTGTTACCCTAAACTGCATCAACCACATCAAAAAAATACTACTTGCCACCGTGCTGGCATTTGGTATATAATGTACCAAAAGGAGTCTGCTATGACACAAAACCTACCCGCAGAAGTATTAAAGATTGCCCCTGAAATGTTGGAAGTAGCCAATTGCTACCTGCAACTCAATGACCCGCGAGCGGTCGCAGCTGAACTTGACCTACCTGTTGAAACCGTCACCGAAATGTTAAAACGCCGTGAAGTCAAAAGTTATATCGACAGTGTGTTTTTCGATTCAGGCTACAACAACCGATTCTTAATGCGCCGTGCCATGGATGCCTTAATCAAGCAAAAGTTTGCCGAGCTTGAAGAGGCCGGAGCTGGCTCGCAAAAAGATATAAGTGAACTGCTTGCCTTATCACACAAGATGAGCATGGACTTGCTTGACAAGGAGATCCAACTGGAAAAAATCCGTAGTGGCACTGCACCGCAAAAGCAAGTAAACGTGCAAATCAATGAGGGCCTAGATGGCAGCAAGTATTCACAGCTAGTTCAAAGACTTATAACTGGAGAAGGCGTTTAATGTTAGAAACAATTTGTGAAGTAATGTTGGATGCTTACCAACGCAACTGGATTACCAGTCGCGATGGTAACTGTTCAATCCGTCACCACGACCGTGACCACTTCTATATTACGCCAAGTGGCGTGCGTAAGCAAACACTGCAGCCTGATCAATTTAAGAAGATTGGTATTGAAACGGGCTACTATGACCAGCCTCCTCGTTTATTCTACTCAAGTCGAGAATTAACTTATACTGATATTAGCGCCAACCTGAAGCCTAGTGGAGAACTTCCCCTACACTTTGGATTACAGCGTGAAATGGGTCAACATAGTAATGATGTGCGTGTGGTAGTACACGTACATCCCACATACTGTATTGCAGCTATGCATGCAGGAATTGATTTATCAACTGTGAGTTCTAGCTTTCCAGAATTAAATCGTTATACTCGTGTTGCGCCTAATGTAGGTGAAGTACCTCCTATCAGTCAAGAGTTGGCAGATGCTTGCCATCAAAACTTGGACCTAGATGCCAAAGGTAACTTAGCCTATGACATTGTGGGAATTGTGGGACATGGCGTGGTTGCGGTTGATACGTCACCATGGCGTGCCTATGAACACATTGAGCGACTAGAACACATTTGCAAGATTGTGCTTGCATCAGGAAACTACTAATGAAGCAAGTAAATGATTGTGACGTGTTTGATAGTATTGAACTAGCTGACCTCTGGTGCGTGGATAAACTTATCTTAGCCAAACGGTTGGGATACTACTGCGGTCCTGCTGGTGTAGCTCCGGTTCCTGGCACTTACATAGTGCGTCCAATCATGAACTTGCGAATGATGAGTTCGGGTGCATCAATTGAACAGCTTAGTGGTGACTCAATTCCAGACGGGTATTTTTGGTGTGAAGTGTTTTCAGGCAGACACCTAAGCTTTGACTACAACTATGGAGTACAAACACTGGCTGTAGAAGGCTTTCGTAAGTCAAGTCGCCTAGATCGTTTTAGTCACTGGACTCGTACTGAGGATGTGTTCACACTACCACCAATATTGCAGGAAATCGCTAGGCGCTATCCTTGGTTTAATGTTGAAGTCATTGGCGATAAGGTAATTGAAGCACACTTTCGTTACAACGACGACTTCCAAAATCATTCGGCCACTACCGTTGTTCCTGTTTGGCGTGATGAGTTCTACGAGTCGCCCGCTGGTGATCGACTTGGATTTATACTACTAGAAAGCAAAGATATTTAATGAGCTTAGTTATTTCACGGCCTGATGTTGACTGCGAAGTTATCACAGACTTTGCACCCCAACAGCGATTTATTAAACTGCCGATTACCAACTATTTAAAGCTGTTAGATATTTACGATACCATTAACAGACCCCAAGTTGCACTAATCAATGCAGTCAACGATCCCAAATACCGCTTTATTTGTGCTGCCCTTGCCCGCAGACTAGGCAAAACTTACATTGCCAACATTATTGGTCAGTTAGTAACACTTGTACCTGGATCGAATGTACTCATCATGAGTCCCAACTACAACTTGTCGGGTATCTCGTTTGAATTGCAACGTAAGTTAATCAAACACTTTGACCTTGAAGTTGCTCGCGACAACCTAAAAGACAAGATCATTGAACTTGAAAATGGAAGCACAATCCGCATGGGTTCGCTGTCAACAGTTGACTCCTGCGTTGGACGCAGCTATGACTTAATCATATTCGACGAAGCTGCACTTGGTTCGGATGGTGAAGCAGCCTTTAACGTTGCACTACGTCCGACTTTGGACAAGCCCAATTCAAAGGCTATTTTTATCTCGACGCCACGCGGTCGCAACAACTGGTTTAGTCAATTCTACAACCGCGGATTTAATCCTGAGTTTCCTGAGTGGGTTAGCCTACAAGCTGACTATTCGGAAAACACTCGCATGGCTGAATCAGATGTTGCAGAAGCTCGCAGGTCGATGAGCAAGGCTGAATTTGAACAAGAGTACCTTGCATCATTCACCGTGTTTGAGGGTCAAATTTATGCACTCTCAGAAGCATCAATCGAGCAAATGCCGTTTGACACACGCGGCGAAGCCATTGCTGGTTGCGACCCTGGATATCGTGATGCTACTGCATTTGTGGTAATTGTTTATGATTTTAACTCAGACTGCTTTTGGATTGTTGACGAGTACCTATACTCTGAACGCACTACTGCTGAGCACGCTTTAGCGTTTCAAGAACTATGTTCGAAGTGGGGCGTTGAAGTAATTTTCATTGACTCGGCTGCTGCACAATTTGCTGGTGACCTTGCCTATCAATACGATTTGTCAACCACCAAAGCCAAAAAAGATGTACTGCCTGGAATTGCCTATGTGCAAACTCTAGTAGCGCAAAATAGATTGAAAATTGCTCCACACTGTACAAATGTAATAGCTATGTTTGATCAGTATCGTTGGGATACCAAGGAAGGCCTACAGCGTGAGCGACCACTGCACGATGAGTATTCTCACATGGCTGACGCAGTTAGATACGCACTTTATACGTACACAGTCTAGGTAACAAAAATATTACCTTGACATTTTTATGGTATTAGGGTATAATACTAGATATTGCACAAGGCATGCCAAGAAACTTTTCCTGGCACAAGGGATTTAAATGACACAAGAACAATACAACACATTGCTACAAAAGGCTTTTGCCTCTGAGTATGCTTTTTACTTAAAAGCACAGAACTTTCACTGGAATGTAGAAGGTGCATTATTTCCACAATATCACGAATTCTTTGGCCATATCTATACCGAAGTTGGTGACAGCATTGACACATTTGCTGAACAACTACGTGCAGCACGAATTTATGCTCCTGCAGCGTTTACTGTGTTAGAAGAACTAAGTGACATACGTGGTCAAGCTGGAAATCCTGACGGCATGCAAATGACACAAGAATTGCTACTTGACTCAGACATGTTGTGTGAAATGTTTAAAACAGCTTTTGCAGCAGCAGAGGAGATGGGTGATCATGGCCTATCGAACTTTTTAGCAGATCGTCAAGATGCACACCGCAAACACAGTTGGATGTTGCGCTCAACATTAAAGTAAATGGCAAAAAATACAAACAAACGGATACCAGTAAAATGGGTACGTGATCGAGCTAAAGCAGCTTATGAAAAGCAAGACCACTGCTGTATCTGTGATACTGGCGTTGATCTTGAATTACATCACCTACACTCCGTTACCATACTGTTGGAAAGATGGGCTGAACGCAAAGGCTATGACATTTCTACTGATGATGGTATTTTAGCTGTAAGAGACGAGTTTATTGCAGAACATCACGACGAGCTATATGTGCAGGTTTACACCCTTTGTAACCCTCACCACGTTGCGCTTCATGGTGTTTACGGTAAAGCTCCTCGCCCTGGTTCAGAACCGAAACAGGCTCGATGGATCGAGATACAACGCGAAAAATTCCTAAATGGTGGCCGTGCTGTACCCAAAACAAGTTCAGGTAGTTTTTTCTCAGAATTTATCTAAAGGGAAATTATGAACTGGTTTCAAAAAAGCGCTGGTTGGGTACGTGAAAAACTAAACCCTGCACAAACAAGAATCGCACAAGAAAACGGTAGTCGCATTGGTACTACCGCTAAAATCGGATATCAAACTGCTTTTCAAAAGCTTGAGTCCGTAAATCGCTCAGTCAACATGCTAGTAAGCGCTTGCGCTAGTCTTGACTACGATGTAAAAGATAAATTAAATGATGGAATTGTTGCTGGCGTTCGCCAAAAACAATTAACCAATTTACTAAACTTTAGACCTAATCCATACCAAAGTGCACAAGACTTTCGTATGGCAATCTTCCAAGACTTAGTACTAGAAGGCAACGTGTTTATCCACTTTGATGGCGTATTCATGTATCACCTTCCAGCAATTAACGTACAGATCATGCCTGATACTAAAACGTTTATTAGCGGCTATTTGTACCAAGGATTAACAGAGTTTAAAGAATCTGAAATTTTCCACTTTAAAGATATTAATTCCAAGTCTATCTACCGTGGTAGTTCAAGACTTGAATCTGCAGACCAGTCGATTAATCTACTGTATGCAATGAAAGAGTTCCAAGATAATTTCTTTGATAACGGAGCCGTGTTCGGCTTAGTACTAACTAGTGATAACACACTTTCACAAGTTGCCAAAGAAAAGACTATTCAGTATTGGTTACAAAGATATAGCGCCAAAGGCGGCGGTAAGCGCCCAGTTATTTTAGATTCTGGACTTAAGCCACATTCTATATCAAACACAAGTTTCAAAGACATGGACTTCGATCTTTCGATGAATACCCATGCTCAAACCATTATGCAAGCTATTGGCGTTCCACCAATCTTATTGGAAGGCGGAAACAATGCTAACATCAGCCCAAACTTAAGACTATTCTACTTAGAAACAGTAATGCCTATTGTCCGACGTTTTACGTCAGCACTAGAAAGATATTACGGTTACGACATAGAAGCAATCACAAGCTCAGTTTCCGCACTACAACCAGAATTAAAAGATATTGCCGCATACCATTCAACATTAGTTAATGCAGGTATTATTACAGCAAACGAAGCACGATTAGAATTACGTTATCCTGTTATCTCAGGCCATGACGATTTAAGAATACCAGCCAATATTGCTGGATCAGCTGCTAACCCAGCTCAGGGAGGACGTCCCGCCTCCACTAAAGAATAATAAGGGGTAATATGGTAGACAAAAACAAAGTACTCACGCTAACGAGTACATTTACAAAAAGTGGCGAACTACCTACCAAAAACGATGTAATTGACTCTATCATGATCGAAGGCTACGCAAGTACCAACGATGTAGACAGACAAGGTGATATCGTGCCCACTAGTGTTTGGGAAGCGGGTATGCAGAATTACTTGAAAAATCCAGTAATTCTTGCCTATCACGAACACTGTGAGCCTATCGGTAGAATGGTAGAACATAGAATTGACGAAAAAGGATTGTGGATTAAAGCCAGAATCTCGGCAGCAGCAGAAGATGTGTTTAGTCTTGTAAAAGACGGCGTGTTAACTGCATTTAGCATAGGCTTCCGCATCGTTGATGCTGAGTACAATTCAGCTGCAGAGCTGTTTGTAGTAAAAGAACTGGAATTGCACGAAATCTCTGTTGTGTCAGTGCCAGCAAATCAAAATACAATTTTCAGTCTTTCTAAAGCATTTAACAGTGCCGAAGAATTTAAATCTTTCAAAATGCAATTTGCACCCAAAAGCGAGTCAGCTAAAGGGCTAGAATCCTCTACGGAAGCAAAAAGCGATATTAATAAGGAATGGAACATCATGGATCCAAAAGAATTAGAACAAATGTTGGCTAAGGCTGCCTCTACAGCCGCTGAGCAAACTGCAAAAGCAATTGCCGAACAACAAGCCAAAGCCGTAGCTGAACAAGCTGCAAAAGAAAAACAACAAGCTGAATTTGACGAAAAAGTCAAAGCAGCTGTTATCAGCAGCGGTCAATCCGGTGCAGAAAAACTATTGGCCGAAGTTGAAAAGCGTTTAGCTGACCAACAAGAGTCAAGCAAGTCAGTTCTAGCTGGTCTAGAAGCTGCTTTGAAAGAAAAAGCTGCTGAAATCGAAGCAATCACAAAATCTAAAATGTCTTTCCAAGACAGCAAAGACGGCATGTCTTACGCTGACAAAGAAAAGGCTGTTATGTTATCCAAGATGGCTGGTAAGTCAATCGACGGTACAAAACTAGGTCGTGAATTAGTACAAAAGTACGGTGCACACGTTCCTTCAGCTACATGGGAATTAGAAGTTTCTTTAAATCTAGAATCTGAAGTTCGTCGTCGTTTAGTTGTTGCTCCAGTATTCCGCAACATCTCTATGCAGACTAACGTAATGACAATCCCAGTAAATCCAGAAGCAGGTACTGCTACTTGGGTTACTAATGCTGACTTTGGCGCCGTTCCTGCTACTCTAGGTGCAGCTGGTGCTTCTGCTGGTAACACTGCTACTCACGCGCTAAAAGAGATTACTCTAAACGCATACAAACTAGCTACTAACGAATACACAGCATACGAAGAAGAAGAAGATTCTTTAATCGCTTTAATGCCAATTATCCGTGACGGTATGGTTCGTCGTGTTGCTCGCGCTGTTGACAAGGCCTTCTTGTTAGGTGCTGGTTCTGGTTCTGACCCTGTTAAAGGTCTAGCAAACTGGGCAACTAACACAACTGCTACAGGTAACACAGTTGCCGCTGGTATGACAGTTGCTAAGATGCGCACTCTACGTCAAGGTCTTGGTGCTTGGGGTCTAGACCCACAAGAAGTTATTTATATCGTTAACACCGATACATACTACCAATTGCTAGAAGACACAGTGTTCCAAACTATGAACCAAGTTGGTACACAAGCTACATTACTAACAGGTCAAATTGGCCAAATCGGTGGTAGCCCAGTGTTAGTTTCTGCAGAATTTGCTAGCCCAGCTTCTGGTGTTGCCGGTGCAATCTGCTTGAACCCAGGTAACTTCATTGTTGGTAACCAACGCGGTCTACGCATTGATACTCAAGAATTAGTTGAAACACAACGTCGTGTAATGGTAGCTAGCCTACGTACAGGTATGACACGTGTTACTACTAACCTAGGTAACGCTGTAACAGCACACAAGTACACAGCATCTTAATTTATTAAGTTGTTGACTTTGACAGGGCTTTCGAGCCCTGTCTTTTAAAAGGATTGTACCAGTCCTTTTAAAAGACAAGAGAGGCAAACATGGGATTAAATCTTACAACAAAAGCAGACTATAAAACCTATGCTGGAATTAAGAGTACTAACGAAGACACTGCTATTGATTTTATCATTCCCAAAGTCTCGGATTTAGTTAAAAATTACTGCAACAGAAGTTTTGTAGACTATTGGGACACACCTAAAACCGAAATTTTTAACGGCGGAGTAAAGAAGTTTATTTTAGCCGAATGTCCAGTAGCCACTATTACCAGCGTACAAGGTAGTACAGATTACGGCCAAACATGGACTAATCTAGAACAGTATAAAGAATGGGTACAAGAAGACGACACTGTATTGAGCTTGGACTCCAGTGGTTATTTTCCTAAACTAATTCGTGGTTATAAAGTTGTTTATACCGCAGGATATGATGACGTACCACCAGACTTAGAAATTGCTGTACTAGACCTAATAACTTACTATCGTAGGTACGAAGGCACTATTCATAGCGCTAAAGGTGTTGGCAGTAATACTACTCAAATCGAGTATATTACAACTACCAGCCTACCTGCACATATTCGCCGCGTACTAGATTTATACAGGGCAGACTATACATGAGTTTTACAAGAGCTGTTGACTTAGCCACGGCACTGCAAGCTTATGCTGTAAGGCAAAAATCAGATAAAACTTCAGATACTAATAGGTTGTTACAAGAGGTAAAGCTACGAAAAGGCTCTTTTGATACTTTATTTCCTACAATGTTTTCTTTGCATGGTTTAGACATTAAAGTTGCTATTGACAAAGCGGTAAGTGATAAAGATATTACACCAAATGCAGCAGCAGTTGCTGTTAGAGCAATTAATAAAGCAATGAAAGATATTGTTAGTAGATATCCAGTACTAGACACAGCTACGCTAAATGAAATAACAGCAATTGTTGATGCTTTTGTTAATGAGTTCAATACAGGCGGCTCAGATTCAGTATCTAAAGAAAAAGCAACACTTATGAACGCTCACATGGAGCGTTTAAAAGCAAAATTTAGCCAACCTTACATAGTAAGTTATTTTGAAGGAAGTATAGATAAACTACCTTCTGTTAAAATTGCACATAATAGTTTTGCTAACTTACGAACAATTGTAAATAATCGTATTAAAGAATCTATAGTTGAAGAGTTAGAAAAAAATAAAATAACAAACTCTAAGCTAAAAGACTCTACCTTTTTAACAACAAAAATTATTAATTGGGGACACACTCAAGCGGATAACTCTATTATTACTGGTAAGCTATTAGCAGAAGTATTGTCCGCTAGAAACGCTTTAAAAAATATAGACTCTCCTAATGAGGTATTTAAAGTAGTAGTTAGAGACTTTTTACAGCAAACTGGACAAGAAAAAACAGTTATTAAACTACATAAGGGAGACCTAACTAAAGGTGATCCTAATGTTTTGCAAATGGTAATAACTTCTGGAATTTTTCAGACTGTTGCTGTTCAAAACCGTCGTGAAAATCAAGAAGAACTAGGTAGTTTAGAGAAAAAGTGGAGTTTTACAGAGGCGGTATCAAGAAATAACTTACTTAAAGCGTTGGGCGTAAATTCCACGCAAGCTTTAG